CCGTCCCTCCCGAGAGGGGGCGCTTAGCTCAGTTGGTAGAGCATCTCGTTTACACCGAGAGGGTCGGCGGTTCGAGCCCGTCAGCGCCCACCAATACGTGGCCCCATACCTACCCAACGCGCGTCAGCCTGCTTCAGGACGCCTTAGCGGGCGTCGTTCGGGCTTCTCATTCGCACTCATCTTCACCTCTGCATCGCGAGCAGAGTCGGGGGGTATTAGGGGGTATCACTCTGACCGAGGGGGTATCAGCGGAATGCGTTGCAGTTTTGGAAGGACGGTCTGGATTAACTCAACGGTCCTTCTCGGAGGTCGCACCACTAAAACCGACGCGTAGGTCTTTGTGTCAGAGGGCAATTGGCGATGATCGCAAAATTAGCTGATCACGATATCGGCATGGCTGCGAAGCTCGACCCGGCCTCCGCCGCCTAACGATTCTAGAAAAACCTTAACACCCTCTCTTCGCACGTATTTGAATGCCGGCACGAAATCGGTATCGCCAGTGACGACCACGACTGCCCGAACCATCTCGCGTAGAGCCAGCCGTGCCATGTCCATGCCAATCCGCATGTCGACACCTTTCTGACTAATGTCTAACGCGAAGTCCTCATCGGTTAATGCTCGCGGGTTCCTTGTCAGCTCTCGAGCGACGCGGGCCTTCAGTTTCCAGCGTGAGGGAGAAAGAGTTACGTTCCCCATTCGCAGTGCGAAATGTGGCTTCAGGATGAGCCGATCGTGGAGAGCCTGTGCTTCGCTAAAGCGCGTCGTAGCGCCCAGAGCATAATTCTGGCCAGACACAGGGTAGCGAACTGTCTCGGTGGAGGGGTAAGCATCATAGTAATAGATGCGGAGTAGTTCATAATTTTCGACCAAGGGAAGACCCATGAGGCGCTGGCATTCGCCCTCAATATCGTCAGCAGTCGCTGCGCGCCTATTGCGATCCTTAAGAACCTTTGTGACGTAGCCGCCATCGATAAGGATTGCATAAAGCGGTCGCTGCAATGCGGAGACCTTTATGGGGGTGGAGCCGACTCACACCCGAGTTCTTGCGAACGTCGCGTTGTGCGACTTGTCGGAATGAGCCGGCTCACTGGTCTATCAGTCGGTAGGCGGTGTTTAAGCGCCAGACCTGAACGAGTACCTAATAGCGAGGTTCCGGTTGCGCAAGAGCGATTAATCCGTGTCTAATCCGTGTCGCGGACGCTCACGTTCTGCGGACAGAATGGGCTTCATCGCTACGACGAATCGGCTCGTCGCATTTCGTATTGCGGAAAAATGCGCTGGCGTGTCTAAGGTGTCGGCCCGCCGCGAGTTTGATCAACAAACCGCGTTAGCGGTTAGGGAATGACCGGCAGTGAGAGCAAACATGCTCCCACCGACCGAACCGAAAGCGGAAGTAGTCTACCACGGACACCGCCTTCGGCCAACTGCATGCAATACGCATAATCAGTCTCCTACAAGAGACCGGGGGTAAGCCCCGGCGCCTCCGGCGTGCCTCGCGCACCCGGCATGTGGGCGCTTCGAAGCGGTGTAGGAAAATGACGGCGGACCGACGGCCTTGTCATCATTGATGTCGCTGACACTGTCCAGTGTTGAGTGCTGATTCAGCGACGAGACGAGAACAAACTGCGACGTGTTGCATCAAAGACGCGACAGATGTCTTTTTGCAACAGAATTAACCACATAAACATATCTTTAACCGTTAGCGTTTCGTCCGACGTTAAAGATATTGCGCTTTCCTACCGAAGCTGCCCTCCAAGCAAAGCGCCGGGAGAGCTCAAGCCGACAATCAACAAACTCCCCCACTCGACGGCTAGCTCTCGTCGGCGGTCCATATGGAGTGCTCGATTGTAAGCCATTTCCGATCCCGACATCCCTTTTGGCTTGTGCGCTAACATTGCGTCGATGATGGCGCGATCGTCCGGCCGCCGCTGGCTGATCGCACGCTCGTTCATGATCGTGGAGAAGGTCGCACGCCAGCCATGCGGGACGTGCCGACCGGACCATCCGTTCCGAGCGTACATGTAGCCGATGGTGTTCTCGCTCATCGGGTGACGTGCTGAGCGGATGCTGGTGAACAGATAGACGGACCGGCTGGTGAGCCGACGGACGGCGTGCAGGACCTCGACCGCCTGCGGCGGCAGCGGCACGACGTGTTCGAACGCCTCGTCCTCCTTGTCCTCCATGTCGAGCTTCATGCGTTCGGCCGGTACGCGCCAGACCGCATCAGGTGCAGTGGCGGCTGGATCATTCCAATCGATCCCTTCGAACTCGGCCCACTTCGCGGCGCGGATCACGCCGGGGCGGACGACCGTCAGCGCCAGCAAGCGTGACGCCAACTTCGTCAACGGGCCTGAGGTCGTGTCCTCCATCGTCCGCAGCACCTCACGCGCGGCCTCGATCGTCCGAACCGCGGGTTGCTTGCCCTTCTTTGTGATCGGCTTCAGCGCCTTGCCGATCGAGGCAGCCGGGTCGACGACGCAAAGACCCTCGGCGATCGCGTATCCGAACACCGCCGATACGTGCTGCCGGATCCGCTTCGCGGTGTCGATCGCGCCGCGGGCCTCGACCTTGCGCAGCATCCGCAGCACCATGGGGGCGTCGATCTCGATCAGCGGCAGGTCGCCGATCGCCGGGTAGACATCGCGTTCGAACGCCTGACGCACCTTCGTCGCCTGGAGCGGCGACCAGCGCGGGGTCTGATCCGCATGCCAGCGACGGGCGATGATTTCGAACGTGGCGCCTGCGGCGGCGTACGCCTCCATCTTGCGCTTGCGCTTCTCCAAGGACGGGTCGCGGTGTTCGCGCAGCAGCCGCTTGGCGGCGTCGCGCTCGTCGCGCGCGGCTGCCAGTGTCACCTCCGGATAGGGACCGAAGCTGAGCACCTTCTCCTTGCCAGCGTAGCGGTACTTCATCCGCCAGACCTTCGCGCCAGCCGGCGTGACGTAGAGGTAGAGCCCGGCGCTGTCGGCCAGCTTGTACGCCTTGTCGCGCGACGGTGCCTTGCGCACCTGGATGTCTGTCAGTGGCATCGATCTGCTCAGGCCGCCTCGGTCTGGTCGAAGCCGGCAATCCACGCTTCGACGTCGCTTTCGTACCAGGCGACTACGTGGACGCTCAGCTTGCGCTGCTTCGGGAACGAGCCCTCCTCCATTTTCCGGTAGATGGTGGCGGTCGAAAGGCCGGTGCGATGCCGCACCTCGGCGATCCGGATCAGTCGATCCTTGCTTCGGTCGGTCATCGACACTCTCCCATGTTGTAGCGGCGCCAGTAGCTGTCCCAGCGAACGGCGGCGCCGGCCGCGATCGTGGCGCAGGACAGGCTACGGCCGTCGGGCAGCGTGCATCGGGCGACCACACGTTTGTAGCTCTTGCCGGTTGGCTGACAGACCAGTCGCTTGTTCAGCGTCAGTCTGCTGACGATGCGCTGGCTGCGTTCGGCCGCTGCATCATTGCAGGTGTAGTTTGTGCGGCGAGCGGGCTGACGATGGCAGGGTTCAGCGCTTTCGAAGTCCGGCGCCTGGATGCCAGCGACGCGGACCTTCTGACCCGACCGGCACCACAACGGGCCATCGCCATCATGAACCTTCACGACCTCGCAAGTGAACGGGGGCAGGGGCGTCATCGTGCTTCCATCCCCTGGCTGCTGTCATGACCTTTCGCAGCCAGATCCCGCTTAGGACAGGTCGCCTCACTTGTGTGGTTAACCGACATGCGCCCAAGCTGATCGTAGTGGACACGAAACGAGCCACATGAAGAGGAACTGGAATGGTTGTTCTGGAGATCATTGGAGCGTGGATCGGTCTGTCCATTACTCTCGGCTTGGTTTTCGGAAGCTTGATGCACAAACGTGCGCCCACGCTGTAAGGCTGGCGATCGCTCCGCTCGGAGCAGTCCGTACCGGTCAGTCATGCCGCAATCCTGACGGAGGATGACGGGAACGACACGACCGTTTCGCCGCCATCAGGTCCGTCATTGCCGATGCCCTGCCACTCGCCGCAGCTGCGCGTCTCGTGCGTCACCGGGAACATCGACACCGGGAAGGGGCTGTTGCCCTGTACGACGACGGGCGCATGTACCTGGCAAGTTCCCGTATCGGCGGCGGCAGATGGATCACGCGTTGCCTTGGACAGCTGAGGACCCTGCCGCTCCCACCAGGCGCACGAGCCGCAATTTCGGCCTACACAGCCCATCAGCATAGGGGGATCCGATCCTGATACTCACCGCAGGCGTTCTCGCGGTGCACGTTGGGGAAGATAGAGGTCAGGAACGCGTCACCGCGCTTCGTCATCTGGGGCGGATAGCGACGGCAGACACCAACGTGGCCGAGGTCCTGACGCACCGGTTCGATCGTCGCGTCGGAGGCGGCCTTGGCGCTGAAGTGGACGCAGCGGGCGCAAGTCATGCTTCAGCCTTTCGGGTGTTTGCGGCTTCCCAATCGCGCTGCGCTGACTTGAGCCCTTCTTCCAGGCTGTCGATCCGATCGCAGTGCGGGCCCGCCTCCATCGTGCCGTCGGGCATGCGAATGTAAACGGGGTCAAAAAAGGGCAGTCCGCCATCAACGCCATCGCGCGTGATCGGGCGCATCTCGCCGTCCCAACACAGAGCCCAAGCCAAGACATGGTCAGCGAAGCTCCAAGGTCCGTCCCCATCGCAGCCGAACCTGATAAGTGAGTACGACGGGTCGATTGGCATGATCTGAACAGGATGACGCATCAGGTTCTGCCACATCGATTCCGACAGGTAGACGCTGCTCTTGTTCTCGCGGCGTCGGACCGACCACCACTCTCCTTTCACGGCCCTGCCCGGAGCGCAGGAGCCAACAGACTCAATATCAGCAAGGGGGTAGTGTCTGGTGGACCAACTGCCCAGTTCGTCGACGGCTTCGAACATGCCGATCATGCGCCCTGCTCCGCAAGGTTGATGCCGCCGATGCGGGCGAGGTCTTCAATAGCCGACCATCCCATGCGCTCGAACATGCCGCTGATACGCAGCTTGTCGCGAAATTCGGTAACGGTGGGATCCATCACGGCATGGTCAGACCAAGCGCTCGTTTCGGTCCGGCTGAATGCGACACGCAGCTTGGCAAGCACGCCTTCAATCGTCGCCGCCGGTGTTTCGACCAGCACCTCCTCATGATCTCCGAGGCGCTCCCAATAGGCGTCCTCTTCCTCCCCGGTGAGTTCGACCGCCGTCTTCGCGCCTACCATTTCAACACGGCACCCGGCGTAGGCGGCCAGCACAGCCGTGTCCGACTGAAGGAATGCGCCATGACGGCCGAAGCGGCGAGCGTCAGCGGTGATCCGATCGAGCGCCTTCCCAGCGCAGGTCAGATCCCAACCCTCGGCCTCGATGAATATCTTCAGCTTCGTGGCCAGTTCGGCAGCGCCCGGGGCCGGGAGCGCCCACAGTCGCTCGGACGCGTCATGCTTCGCCATCACGAGATCGTCGAAGCGCTCTTGCACCTCGTCCATGGGAATAGTCGCCAGCTGCGCTTCCATTTCCGGCGTGGCCGGTACCCGAAAGTTGCCACGCACCTCGGTGTAGCGCTTGGCGACCGGCTGGTAGACGTCGCGCTCGTATGCTGACAGTTCGGCAGTTGCAGCCTCGTACACCGCATATGCCTTTCGCCACGCGACGAGCGGTCCGCGCATGAAGGGGCTGTAGCCGTCCAGCACGACGGGTAGCGGGGCGGGGGCTGGGAGGTCGAGGCCAAGCTCGCCGCGAGCCGCACTGAAGGCGCCGGTGATGATCGTGCCGATGGGCACAGTAAGCGATAACGCTTTCTCGCCAGAGCTTGCCCAGGCAAGCGTCGCGAGGTCGTCGAGCAGGGCGATCACCGGCGACAGGGTCCGGAGATCGTTGCTGACGCTGTCGATCAGGCCAGGCAGTTTCGAGCCATCGGCCGCATTACCGTTGACCGGGCCAAAGTCCGGGCAATCGCCAGCCTCGACGTTGATCAGATGGGCTTTGAATACGACGTCGTGGATGTTCGTGGCGGCTAGATCGGCGATCGCGGCAACGGCATCGTAGACGGCCTTGCATCGTAGCAGGCCCTCTTCGTCGGTATCGTAGAAGGCGCATGCATGTGACGCCGTCTCACCCCAGCGCAGGAAGGCAGCGTACATGGCGGGCGAGAGAAGCTCGCGGCCGGCGGCAATCAGCTCGTCAGTCAGTCCGGCGATCGCCAGCTCTTCCAGTGTGCTTTCACGAACGGCGGCGGGCTTGGTAGCCATCCCGCGGTGGATGGCGGTCGCTGCATCACCAGCGATGTAGGCGATGCGAATGTTTGGCTTGGGCGCTGCACTCCGCAGCGGCGTGTACGGGGCAAAGATCGGCTGACTGGCCATGTGCTGTCTCCCACGGGTGGCGCAGGAGTGCTGCAGAGGCTTCCGAAGAGAGCGTGCTTTACCGGCCTGCGATCAGTTTCACGGCCCGGAGGCGATCGGCTGACGAACGCTATGTACGCTTTGCGTATACGCTAGTCAACCTTGCTTGGCGTATGCCACTGGCTCTAGGAAGTCAGATGGGTGGAGGATTCGACGAATGCTGATGACTGACTGCCGAGGTATTATCACCCGATCTGCGGGGGAAAGGATGTCGATCTGTACCTCCTCGTCGTGCAACAAGCGTAGCCTTCCGATGATTGCGCCCCCGTCTAGATCTTCCTCACTGATAAGGTTGACGATAACATCGTCGCCGCGAACTGGAGGGCGTTGATGCTCGTAGAATATGGGTTCCCCCTCTTCAAAGCGGGGCCACATGTTACTAACCGTAACGTATAGACCGACAACTCCTCGAGATCGCAAGTAGGATGGGCATGGGTGAACTGGTATGCCGTCACTCATATCCTCACGGATGAACAGCGGAATTTCTACCCCACCTTCTGTAGCGACTGTGTCCTTGAGCTTCTTGGTTCGATGGATGCCAATGAATGCGCTTGCCACATACGTATAGTGACGCAGATCGGCCATTAGATGATCGAGCGTGGTACTTTTATCCGTCAGTGCGGCGATGTCAGAACGCTCAATTTTTGGGTCACCCTTACCAATGAGAGCATCAGCTAGCCTTTCCCCAACCCGCGCATCCAAGGATTCCGGATTGTACTCCGGGCGAAACAGCTTTTGGATCGACGAGGCGCCCCTGTAGCCTGAAAGGCGTGCCAACTCCGCTAGCGACAAGCCGGCTCTCTCTCTCAGAGCCATCAGGCGGCTACCAATGGTCGTTTCCATCAAGTGCGACTTCCATGGGTTGACGAGTTAAGCGTATGGAGCGTACGTAAAGCGTATGACTGCTCGTGAAATCATTACGCTCTTTGGCGGCGTCCGCCCTATGGCGAGAGCGCTTGGCCATGCAAGTCATACTACTGCTCAGGGGTGGTGGCAGCGTGACCTGATCCCGGCAAGGCGTCAGCCTGAGGTCCTAAAAGCAGCGCTCCGACACGAGGTGCCGCTCCGGCCCCAGGATCTGATTCAATGGCAAACGGCAACGGTCGGACGCTGTGGTATGCTCGGTGGCACTCGCGGGCTGACAGCCGGTCGCTATTCCGCTCCCAACCGGATCGGTCGCGGCTCATGACTGACGCCCTCCGCCCGATGACCCACCGCCTCCATGCACTCGCGAAAGACGGCGATCGCATCGTCCTTCGTTGCGACGCTGTCAGGATCGCGCGCTGCAATGTGCTCGAACAGCGCAAACGCCACAGCGGTGTCGCTGCCGGCGGCGGCGCGCAGGGGCATGTCGGGGTCGAGCATCGGGTGCCTCTCGTCAGTTCGCTGCGATCGGTCGTCCCTAGCAGCCATGATCGGCATGAGCCTACCCCGGCTTGTGCGGCGAGGGGCCACAACGCTGATCGCACGACCCGATCAGACTGTGCTGCTTTCCCCGTTGGCACTTTGTCCGAAACGGGCGCAAGCACGGTTTTGCACCCGCCAGTCCGCATCTCCCCGGTGCTGAGACTCGTCCGCATTCCCCTCCGTGGGGCGGGTGTAGGGGTGGCCGCGTATTCTCCCAAGACTCACGCGGTCACCCCGACCTCAGGCATTGTGGGCCACCGATGCTCGAATGATCTGAACGATGTCGCCAAGGACAACGGCGGGAGCGCCGTGCAGCGCGAAGCTGTTCAGGTCGTCGAAGCAGTCGAGGAAGGTGTGGACCACGTGGTTCGGCACCTCTGCATCGCGCATCGCATCGACGATCGCTGCGGTCATGTTGGCCAAGGCCATGACCGTGATCCGCGCCTCGTCCCGAGCTTTCCTGTCTTTCGCCATGCTCCGGGGATTGCAGCATGAATGCACCGTACATCCACGGACGCCGTCGCACGTTCTCCGCGTCTGCCGCGGTCGATGCGCAGAATGCCGTCCTCACCAGCATCAAGACAGACGATGGGGCGACCTGGGCGGACATGGGCCGGGTGCTCGGTAAGTCCGATGATCGCGCCGCGGCTTACGCGAACACCGCGTCACCGCTTGACATGCCAACGTTCCTTGCCGGGTGTCGCGAGTGGGGAGGGCGGTTCGCCGATCCGCTATTGGCGCTGGTCGGAGGGCGCTGGGCCGAGGCAGGTGCGTATTGCACTGGCGATGAGAGCGCAGCGCTGACGCTCGCCAACCTGCTGCCGGCGGTGATTGCCATCGAGGCCGACCACCTGACCGAGCCTCAGGAGCTGCTCCCGCACGAGGCGCTGATCCGTCGGGTCAGTGCGCTGACCTGCGTCTGGCTGGAGATGCTCGCAGCCGAGAAGGGCAGGGGGCAGTGAGCACCGCCACTTACATCGCGATCCAGGAGGTAGAGGCGTCTGGCTCGACCGAGCAGGATGCCGCAACTGCGTGGCGGGTCGCAGCTCACGATGCAAACGACCAGCCCGCCGGCATGATGAACGTCGAAACCGATACGTTCGCGGATGCCGTGAAGTGGGCGAAGTCGATGCGCGGCATCCGCAAGCTGCCGATCGTCGAGATCGATGCCCAGGGCGCTGCAATCTGCGTCGTCGAACCAGATGCTGGTCAGCCGTGAGCCGCCGTCCGATCGATCGCGTGGGCCGCGCTGAACGCGATGCCGCTTTCCGTCGCGCCGTCGACGAGGCGAAGCAGCGTTACAACATCAGCGATGTCGTCGCGCGCACTCGCAAGGTGACCCGCGCCGGCAAGAACGAGAAGCGAGCGCTGTGTGCCTTCCACAGCGAGCGCACACCCTCGATGCAGCTCAACGACGCCAAGGGCACGTACCATTGCTTCGGCTGTAGCGCTTCCGGCGACATCGTCAGCTACGTCATGAAAACCGAGAACATCGGCTTCATGGATGCGCTGCGTTGGCTCGGTGCTGCCAGCCTTCCCGGTGTGGATCCGGCTCAGCGCGCCAAAGCGGCGGCGGAAGACGATGCTGAACGGCAGCGCGCGATCGATCGGGCGCGTGACGTTTGGGACCGTGCGCGGCCGGCGACGGGCACGCCAGCCGAGGTCTACCTCCGCAGCCGCGGCATCATCATGCCAGTGCCGCATACCTTCCGCTTTGCCCTGACACCTGCGTGGTACGACGACGATACCGGCCAGTGCGGTCCCGACCTGCCGGCGCTGGTGGGCGCGGTCGTAGATGGCGATGATCAGCTGATCGGATTGCAGCGGGTGTTCTTGGCCAACGGCGGCAAGATCAAGGCGCACATGGAGAAGCCCAAGCGCAGCCTCGGCCGTGTGAAGGGCGGGGCGCTCCGCATCAACTCGGACGCCGACAGCTATGGGCACGAGCTGATCCTAACGGAAGGGCCAGAGGATGGGCTCAGCCTAGCGCAAGAGCTTGGCGCTGAGGTTTGGGTAACGCTGGGCACCGCGATGATGCCGTTCATCGATTATCCGCCGCGCATCGTATCGATCGTCATCGCCGGGCAGAACGACGCAGCGGGTCGCGCTGCGGTCGAGCAGGCCGAGGAGGATCTGGCGGAACGTGGTTTCGCCACGCGCACGATGTGGCCGGCCGACGGGTACAAGGACTGGAACGACCAGCTACGGGGCATCCGCGCATGAGCGGCTCGTTTCAGGAGCAGTTCGCTGCTGCGGAGCAGGGGCCGGCGTTGCAGAATGTCGAGGCCGAGATCGGTCTGCTCGGCGATCTGATCAACGACAATCGCCTGATCGACCAAATCGCCGATCGCCTGCGTGGCCGCGACTTCTCCGTTCCGCTGCACGGTCGCGTGTTCGACCAGATGCTGGATCAGACCGCGGCTGGCGCGAATGTCGATGCCGTCACTCTGACGCCGCACTTCCGCGAGGATCCGGAATGGCCGCGGGTGTTCTCGATTCTGTCGGCCGCGTCACTCAATGCCGGACCCCGCGCCCGCACCAAGGCCTACTTCGATCAGCTGACGATGTTGTCCAGCCGACGGCGCATGGTCGCCGGGCTACAGGACGTCGTGCACTCTGCTCGCGACCTCAGCGTCACGCGAGAGGAGCTGCTCGCGAACGCAGACGAGGCAGTCGCCGAGCTGGCCGACCAGGTCGTCACTGCACAGGCGCCCGTCGGCACCTACGCCCAAGCGGTGATCAATAGCTTCGGACAGCCGGTGATCGGCGTCCGCTGCGGCATGATCGCCTCGCTGGACAGCACCATCGGTGTGCTGCGGCCGTCGAACCTCATCGTCGTTGGTGGTCGGCCCGGCATGGGCAAGACCAGCCTCGTCACCTCCTATTCGATCGGTGCGGCAGCCCGCGGGCACGGCGTCCTGATCTTCTCGCTGGAGATGAGCGCCGACGAACTGACCCGCCGCATGCTCGCGGATATGACATTCACCCCACGCGGAGGCGTGGCTTACGAAGACATTCGCGACGGGACCGTTCGCAATAATGATATGCCGGCGGTGATCGAGGCCAAACAGCGGTTCGACGCCCTGCCACTCGAAATCAACGAAACGTCTGGCCTGACGCTATCGAAACTGATCCGCCAGGCGCGCACGCATAAGCGCCGCCTCGCCGCCAAGGGCGAGAAGCTGGAGCTCGTGGTGGTCGATTACCTCCAGCTGATGGCGCACAGCCGCAAGGGGATGTCGCCATACGAGCATGCCAGTGAGGTCAGCACCGGCCTAAAGCAGTTTGCCAAGGCGGAAGGGCTGACGATGATGGCGGTAGCGCAGCTCAGCCGTGACGTAGAAAAGCGTCCTGACAAGCGGCCGATGCCGTCCGACCTACGTGACAGTGGCCAGATCGAGCAGGACGCCGATGTCATCCTCTTCGTCTACCGCGAGGAGGAATACCTGCGCCGCAACGAGCCGGAAGATCAGTTCGGCAACAAATACGAAGCGTGGCGCACCGACATGGAAGCCGTCCGCAACAAGATCGAATTTCTCGTTCCTAAGCGTCGCAGCGGTCCGACCGGCAAGGCTGTCGGCTGGTTCTTCGGCGCCAACTCTGCCGTGCGCGGCAGCGAATTTTACCAGCAATCCTCTGATGACGGCGGAGCAATACGGTGACGCTACCCGAGCCAATGACACCGCCCGACTGCGACCTGCGCGGGCTGGAATACATGCCGCTGCTTGGTCAGCGCCTGTTCGGCAGCGAGTTTGACGCCATGGCGAACGACAGTGAGTGGCGCGCGGGGCTGACGCTCTGGTGGGCCGCATGGACGCAATGCCCTGCTGGATCGCTGCCGGACGACGATACGGCGCTATGTCGCCTCGCTGATCTGGGACGTGACCTGAAGTCGTGGAAGAAGCTGCGCGAGCGCGCTCTCCACGGCTTCGTGAAGTGCAGCGATGGCCGTCTGTACCATCCGACGCTTGCTCAGCAGGCGCTCGTAGCGTGGGACAAGCGCGTCAAGGAACGCGAGCGCAAAGCTCAATGGCGTGCGAAAAAGCAGGGACAGGACGCGTCAGATACCGCGGACGTCCCGCGGGACACGACGCGGACGGAACGGGGACAGGACGCGGATGTCCCCGCTGACGTGACGAGACGGGACGTTAAAGAAGAAAGAAGAAGTTCCGTAGCTAACGCTACGGGCGCTTCGCCGCCGATTTCGCATGATCCAAGCAAGGTACTGTTCGACGCAGGGGTGGCCCTGCTGGTGAAGGCTGGGTCCAGCGAGAAGCAGGCGAGGGGCCTGATCGCCAAGTGGCGGAAGGCGAGGGGCGAGCCGTGGGTCCGGGAGGCGCTGGTCAGCGCTGAGGGCAAGGCTGAGCCCGTGTCGTGGATCGAGTCACGGATCACGTCGGCCGCCAGCGTCGAGGATGAGGCTCGTGCCGTCAGCCGAGCGACGGCGGAGCGCTACCGGCGGATGGCGATCCCAGGACCGCCGGCTGCTGCCAGGCAAGCGGAGGTGATCGGTGGCTAACCTGTGTTCGCTGAGCTTCCAGAAGATTGATCGGCCGCGTCAATCACGTCGAAAAGTTGGCGTTTCAGTCTCGCGGCTCCCTGCGGCGCTCGCCTTC